CTATCTCAAGCTAGAGAATGTAAACGATGCCCTGGCTCGTGCAGTAGAGTTCAGTATAGACTGGGCAGAGAAGTCCGGGCATCCAGCGCAGGATTGTCTACGATACGGTAACTCAAACGCCATGGCCTATGCAGTGACCACAGGACGTATCAGCGCCTGGGTATTGTATAATTCAGAATCAGGCCTGAAGTTTTTAAACGAACTTGATGCCACACAAGTAGCCATGGTCTGGCCCTACATTGACAGTGAAGTTTGGTCTAAAAAGTTTTCTGATTACATGGCTGATCAAGAGTATGCCCGAGACATTTTAAAGAAAGCAGGGTGGTAATGGAAACAGTAGTTATATTATTGGCATTGTTTGGCATCAAACATTTCTTGGCAGACTTCTTGTGGCAGTTTCCCTACATGGTTCGAGACAAAGATCATTATGGCGCCACGGGCGGAATGATTCATGCGTTGATGCACGGATTACTGACATTCTTTGTAGTGATAGGATTTGTCCGACCAGAAGATGCTGTTACTATTGCACTAATAGACAGCGCAATCCATTATCACATCGATTGGGCCAAAACCAACTTGAGTCGTGGACTGACCATTGAGGATCATCGTTTTTGGATTTGGTTTGGGCTAGATCAGACTCTGCACTATTTGACTTACATTGCTATTATTGCTATAATTGTGCTATGAGCGCAGATATTGATTTAGACTTTGCTGATAGAGAATCAGTATTAAAACTGATTCCGCATACTTCAGCACGTCAACTTCACCAAGGACAGGTACGTAGACATAACTCGGGTGTGTATGTAACAGATATACCCTACGATCCTGTGAACCAATGTGCGGCCATAGACTATGAACTAGCAGAACAACGTGGCTACTTTAAAATAGACTTTCTTAACATGAGTGTTTACAATCTAGTTCGGAATCCTGAACACTATGCTGAAATGCAAGCACAAGAACCACATTGGAACCGTTTATGGACTGATACAGCCTGGGCCAGTCAGCTGGCACACATTGGCAACTACACAGGATTACTGGCCACAATGCGTCCTGATAGTATTCCACGTATGGCAGCTTTTATCAGTATTATTAGACCCGGAAAAGCACACTTGCAAAATCGCCCTTGGGCAGAGGTGTTTGAATCAGTATGGAATGGCGATGACAGTCGAGGATACACATTCAAAAAAGCACACGCTGTAAGTTACGCGGCTTTGGTAGCACTACACATGAATTTGCTCAATCAATCCGTCGGACCAGGGTAATTGATTTACGTTTTGATTTTTTTCTAGCAATATCAATCAAACTACAAGCTGGCCCGTACAATATCTCTAAATCTTTGTTGACAAAGGTTTTTAAATATTCTTTAAACGGATCCCATTCGCTTTTTAGAAATATGTTGATGGGAATTGATCTGTTGCTTTCCCACCACCAAACGTTGGCCAATTCTAAAAATTGACGCTTTTGCTCTAGATCTTGTATACTACCAAAGTCGTAAATTGTGGTAATGGCATCGTCTTTGTTCTGAATGATTCCAACATATTCCGTAGAAGCATAGACACATAAAGTGATAAAAGGGTACTTGTCAGCAAGTTTTGAGAAGATGTCATTGCCCATAAATATTGTTAGAGGATTCCTATGTATTCGACCACGGCGTATTTATATCAACAAAAGACCAGAGTATTAATGATTGACACCGGTGGTGCATACTTTACTATGAGGTACGACCCTGTGTACGCAAAAAAACTAACCATAAACAAAGGTGTTGATAATGTCATATTATTTGAGTTTATCAACCAAGACCAAAAACCTGTAAACATCACAGGTAGCACATTGGTATTCCGCTTGATCAGTCAAGACGGTATAGAGCTAATGAATGCCACAGAAATGGTGATTATCAATGCTCAGGTCGGACGTGCCAAAGTTACCCTGACAGCCGATGCATTGAACTATATTCAGGCACAACCAGCAAACTACAGTATTAGTCGTCGATCTGGTAATTTAACAGAAGCAGTGTTTACTGATGCACAAGCTGGTGCCAATGCTCCTGTGGACATTGTGGATAGCATTTATCCAGAATTTGTGCCCAGCGCAGAGCTCACTATACCCACAACTGACCTAACAGCACAGGCCAGCTACGGTGGATCCAGTTCCAGCAACTATCCAGATTGGGCATTGCAAGGTGGAGCACCAATCAACAACTACAGTCCTTATCAATCCACTGAATTTTATTCAAGTTTTGTTGAACCACAAAGTGCCATTACCACTATTCAATTTGATTTGATTGGATACACAGGCACTATCAAAGCACAGGCTGCTGAAAACTATCAAAGTATATTTTACAACATTTCAGATTCAACACAGTATCTGAATCGAACCGGCACAGTGGCAATGACCATTGTGGGGTGGCATCCTTTGATTAGATTAGCATTCAACAACTCAATTTATACCACTGGTGAAAACGGCAACATGGTCATGGGCTATTCTGGACAGGCCACTGCCACAGTTGCAGACGGTGTGGTCACAGGCATCAGCATTGTAAATGCAGGACAAGGATACCAGGCTGCTCCATTGATTGAAATTGTGGGAGAAGGCGCAGGTGCTTCAGCTGTGGCCACAGTAGCCAATGGACAAATTGCCAGTATCTCTGTGGTCACAGGCGGGTCAGGATATCGACCTGTACCGCCCACAATGTCAGCTGCACAAGTTATTATCTCAACCGGACACGTAGTTAATTTAAAGTACCGTTGATTCATCAATAATTACTAGATGAAATTCAAAAAAATTGTTGGCTTTGGTGACTCGTGGATGTTTGGAGACGAGTTACTGGATGCTGAATACGCCAAAACTAACAACTTAGCACACGCCGGGGACACACAACATATTCTCTATAGACAACGCCATTGTTTTTTGGGATTGTTAGGCAAACACTACAATGTGCCTACGGAAAATTTTGGCATCCCAGGCGGGAGCCTGCAAAGCACTGTTTGGACTTTTTTAAAATGGTTTAGTACCTCCGACACTCCAGAAGATGCATTGATTTTGATAGGATTGACCGAAGCAGATCGTTTCAGTCTTTGGGACCCACGGGGATCAAATGAAGATCGTAAAATGGTTCATAGCACCTGGGCCGAAGCTGGCGCCAATGAAGTTCCTGCGGATTTTCGACCGTTATTAAAGCAACAAATAGTTTTGACCATATGCGATCAACTTCGCGAGCTAAATTATTATCAAACCGCATTGTTGTTTGATGGAGTAGCATCAAGAAATAATCTAAAACTTCTACAGTTTAATGTAGCTGATAGTCCAATCAAGTTAACAAATGTTCCAACACTGTTGAACCAAGAATTTTCATTGACTCGGTGGTTTGTACAAGAAATACAAGCCGATCATGGCCGAAAATACATACACCAAAATGGACATCCCAACGAGATAGGGCATATTTTGATAAGAGATCGCTTGATTTCTCAAATAGATTCCTGTACAATGTATGAATGCTAGACATTCTTGCTTACTTACCCTCTAAACGTAAAACATCAAGTTCGGGCTGGATCAGTTTTAATGCACCTTGCTGTGTACACAACGGTGAAAATTCGGACCGAAGATCACGTGGTGGATTAAAACTCAGTGAAGAAGGCTGGAGTTATCACTGTTTTAATTGTGGATATACTGCTAGTTTTGTATTGGGACGTAATTTAACATTTAAGGCTCGTAAGTTATTGTCATGGTTAAATGTGCCCAATGAAGAAATAGAACGCATCAATTTAGAAAGTCTCAGACACAAATCAATTACGGGTATTTTAGAATCTCGACAAGTTGCCGACGCCACAACAAATATCAAATTTGAAGAACAAGATTTGCCAGCAGATATGCAAGAATTGTCAGAGGGTGCAATAACATATTTGACCAATAGATGTGTCAGTCTTGATTATCCATTTTTGTTTAAGGACAAGCCACGTCCGGGCATTGTGATACCATTTACACATGAAAATCAAGTGGTAGGACATTGCGTTAGATTTTTAGATGACCGCACACCCAAGTACATCAATGATATACAACCGGGATATGTATTTGGTACAGATTTGCAACGTCACACATGGAACTCAGTGTTGGTAATGGAAGGTGTGTTTGATGCACTCAGCATCAGTGGACTGGCAGTGCTACACGCTGATGTCAATGATGCTCAAGTGCGTTTAATTCGGAGCCTAGGACGAGAAGTTGTTGTGGTACCCGATCAAGATTCAGCAGGCATGAAACTGGTAGATCGTGCAGTGGAACTAGGTTGGTCAGTGAGCATGCCCCAGTGGGGAGATGATGTCAAAGACGTAAACGATGCAGTGATTAAGTATGGCCGTTTAGGAACTTTGCTAACTATAATGCAGGCCCGAGAACACAGTAAAATAAAGATTGAATTAAAAAAGCGAACAATTTTAAAAAAACTACAACTCAATGATTGATAAAAATCCCAACAAAATTTTAGTTTATGGAATGCCGAGGACCGGCACAACTATACTACAACAACAAATTGCGCAAACATATAATTTGTACAATTTCTCGGAAGCATATACTCTTAACGCAATAGAGACTCACGGGGATATATACGTGTGGACCCGAGATCAATCTGATTGTGTGGTCAAGTTATTAACTACAAATATTATCAGTGGTATAGATATTTTTAAACTTATTGAGGTCAGTAACTTTGATACTATTGTGGTCACTGTGGGTCGAAATTCAGTGGATTCATGTGTTAGTTCATACTATGCTGAACGAGTAGCCAATCGATACCATTATTATATACACGAAACAGTAGAGACTCAAGAATTTACAATGGATCTTGATTTTGTTACAGGAGTTTGGTACCCTGAATATCAGGTCTTTGTCAAGACCTTGCAACAATTTATCGACAACAACATTAAGTATGTAACTGTAGACTACAACAACTATACGCAAAATATCAGTCAAGAAATCAATGGTATTAACTTTTCAATAGCTGAATGTGATACACATTTAATAAATTCCAGAATAAATTACCATGCACTATGTCGGAACTACACTGACGTAGAAAATTTAATCAACAACTTAACCAATTCACTATGTTAAAAGACTACGGACTTGATGTCCAAAAACTATTCCTAGAAATGATGTTGCAAGACGCATCCAGTTATGTGCGTGTGCAAAACATTTACAATGCTGAAAACTTTGATAGATCATTGCGCCCAGCAGCAGAGTTTATTGCTCAACACGTAAATGATTTTAAGACCATGCCTGTCACAGAACAAATTGCTGTTGCCACAGGCATCAAACTCAATCATATTCCAGACTTAAACGAAGATCACTTCAACTGGTTCATGGAACAGTTCGAATCATTTACCAAACGTCAAGAACTTGAACGTGCTATTCTTAAATCAGCAGACTTGCTGGAAAAGGGCGATTTTGATCCTGTAGAAAAATTGATCAAAGATGCAGTACAAATAAGTCTGACCAAGGACATGGGCACAGACTATTTTGATGATCCCAAACGCAGACTGGAAAAGTACTTTAGCTCAGGCGGCCAAGTGTCAACAGGTTGGCCCTCAGTGGACCGACTGTTGTATGGTGGGTTCAGTCGTGGCGAGCTGAACATTTTTGCCGGTGGCTCTGGGTCGGGTAAATCCTTGGTCATGATGAACATTGCCTTGAGTTGGCTACAACAGGGACTGTCGGGTGTTTATGTAAGTTTAGAACTTTCGGAAGAACTGTGTGCGTTGCGTACAGATGCTATGTTGGCAGGAATGAGTACAAAAGACATACGCCGAGACATGGATACCACTGAATTAAAGGTTAAATTATACAGTAAAAAGAGTGGCCAGTATCGTATCAAAGCTCTACCAGCACAATCAAATATCAATGACGTAAGAGCTTATTTAAAAGAAGTACAAGTACAAACTGGAATCAAAGTGGACTTTGTGATGGTCGACTACCTGGACTTGTTGATGCCTGTGTCGGCCAAAGTAAGTCCCAACGATTTGTTTGTAAAAGACAAGTATGTTTCTGAAGAATTACGTAATCTAGCAAAAGAATTAAATGTGTTGTTGGTCACAGCATCGCAGTTGAATCGTGGAGCGGTAGAAGAAGTGGAATTTGATCACAGTCATATTTCGGGTGGTATTTCAAAGATCAACACCGCAGACAACGTGTTTGGTATCTTTACAAGTCGTGCTATGAAAGAACGTGGACGCTATCAAATTCAGTGCATGAAGAGTCGTAGTTCCACCGGGGTTGGGCAAAAAGTTGACTTAGAATACAACATTGAAACCATGCGTATTACAGATTTGGGCGACGATCAGCAACAGAGTTCAGGATTTGTCAAGCGGCCCAATGTGATGGATCAAATCAAAGCATCCAGCAGAGTGGGCATACAAGATGCCGGTGAAGAAGAAACTGCATCTCCTACAGCAGATGTACAAAGTGCTAAATTAAAACAATTATTGGGCTCAATAAAGACAAATTTTTAAAAGGTTAAACCTAAAAAATCAATAAATAATAAAAAGGTTCTAGCCCGTATGCAAAAGAAAACTCGTAGTTTGTTGGAAGAATTGGATTCAATGTACATTGAGCGTGATCAACGCCATGTGATTGAAAATCGTGCTTCCAACGTCATTGCATCAGCCATACGCTTGCTGGAATCTATAGAACAATCATACACACCAGAGCTAG